CCGCCGAAAGGAGCAGCCAATCTACTCCTTAAGCCGATAGCTGAAGCCCAGTAGCAATTGTCCCATGTATAAAAACATTCTCCTGATCCGATACCTCCGCCTTTTTTATCCTTCCATCCGGTATAAGGGATACGGTGTAAAGCATAACTATCTCCTAAATTTTGGGTAGTTGCTATCTTTTTATATTTAGATTCAAAATTAAAAACCTCACCATTATTTATAGTAGACCTTTTCTCATATGTCCATTTCTTTTGATCTGGCTCTATATAGATATCAATAGTATTACCTATACGAGTAACATTAGGGTCATTTAAACAAGTTCCTACCTGTTCGTATCCTCCTCCACAATACCTAAAGACATCTCCAGACAAATTCATACCATCGTACAAAGACATCCTTAAGATAACTTCCAAATCAAATTCTGCCGGTTCGTCATTTTCGTTTAAGGCTGATATAGTGCCGGTCATTTCCTTAAACACAATAACATTCATATGACCTTCAACCATACTCTTGGCTCCCTGGACGTTCTTATACCAATATTTTCCTCCATAAAAATCGAACTCCAATCCTTCCTCTATTCCTGCCTCAAATGCAAAAGAAGCCGCCATCTGGCTTTCCATGCACTGTTCTTTAGGATATTCTGAATTTATGAGGTAAGAAAAATGAGTTTTTTTAGTAGGTTCATAATGTATAATAGAAGAATTTGTAGCCCATGATCCATACAACCATGTCTCTTCTCCTTTTTTACGATACTTTACACCTCCATATTTCCTATAATTAACATCATTACCTATTCCATTGTTGCTCGATATCCCACCCCCAAAAGTATCTGGATTAACCAAGTATTTAGTACCGTACAGCATTTCAAGGTATATGATATAGGCATTCAAGGTCAAAAAACCACCTTCAGAAAAAGGATAAGAAGATTCAGGATCTACGTTATTAGCCCTCGAATACTTAGCTATATTGATTTGATTTACATCATTGCATCTCGGATAAGTTCTTCCATTTAGAAACATTGTGCAGGCGTTACCAACTCCGGCTCCGGATTTACAATTTGTTTCTCCTTCATACAAGAAAAAGAAAGATCTTGCCTTGGAGTCTACTGTACATACCGGTCCAGGAGATAAGGCTGTGGGAGGCAGCACAGGGCACGTCTGGCGCAGGTCAAGTCCGTCCAGCATAGGGACCGTGTCTGCGTCGTACACCCCAGACCATATTTTTCCACTTTTTCCAACTACTTTATCAGCTACATACAGGCTCTTGCTACATCCTAAGAATATGCTATAATTCTTTGAAGTAGTCTCCCAAGGTCTTAAAATCCTTACCTCTGACCCTGATACATTATAAAGTTTTTGACCAATACCATACTCTTCGTAAAAAGCCTTAGCGTCAAATGCTCCGGCATCACAATACTTATTTTTATGACCGCTATCCAAATACAGTTCCACATCGCATTCGGCTCTCATTTCCTCGGTTATGCCTACCGTAGGAGCAAAATCTCCATTTTCAAATCTAAGGAGATTGTTCTTACGAAGCTTTCCAACCGGACGCACCTTGTCTCCGGTATTTTGAGTCATGTCTATAAGGTAAAAATCCCAAGAAGGGAGAAGGCTTTTGTCGCCAACTGATTCCGTGGCTTCTGGAGGAAGCTGGTCCTCATTCCAAGCGGATGCCGATCCTGAAGCACCTTCTTTAAGAACGTTGAAAGTATTACCATCAGACAAAACAAAATGCTCAGATTCCTCCCCTTTCTTCGATAAAAACTTTTCCCTTTTACCAACTTGATTAACGACGATGCTCTTCTTAGCCTTATTCCCCTCATCGGAAATAGTGTAATTCAAAGTCGTATCAAGACCTTCATTTATTTCAGAAAACACCGACACCAGTTTATCGTTCTCACCTTCTGTCGGATTAAATTTTACGTTGCTCATTTTCAAAAATCAAATTGACATTCATCAACAACGGGCTCGCATTTGGTATTTTCATTAACCCATTTCATGCCCTCTTCTTCCAGTATCTTCTTAGCCTTTTCATTGGCATCATCAACGCTAATGAAAGACGTTACGGTACCGGCGTATATCCTCCTGTATTTCTCAGGAGCCTTCCATCCTTCCTTACAACGCTTACTAAACCAACCATGTTGATCTTCGTTGTAATAAACGGTTTTACATACTCCAGATTCGTTAGCGGCAGCCTGCCCTTCTTGCTCAAGAATCTTCGCAGCTTCGTAGTTGGCTATTTCGGTACTGAACTTAGACCATACACGCCCGGCCTCTATCACATGATGTGTAGGTTGTTCTTGTTTTTGACCATCAGGACAATCATTTTTAAAGAAATCACCTTCCTGTCTTGTGTTATAATATACCTCGCAACAGCCACCTACTTTATTGGCATACAACGGACCTTCTTTCTCCGCAAACTCTTCCGCTTTCCTATCTGCATCATCTTGGCTTATATCCGAACAAAATTCAGCTTCATGAACGATGAAAGTTTCTTCAGAACCAAGATCTTCCGGACAGTCAGATTTCTTGAAAACTTTTCTGTATTCTTTGTTGTAATACATTTTTTTCATGACAAGATCTTATTAAGTTCTTCTTTAAATTTCTGAATCTCGTCCGGACACAGCCCACATTCCCCTTCACATACGATTCTTCTCATACGATCTATTTTAAGAACCATATCCATATCAGGCTTAATACCTACCTTATACTTATGATATTGTAGATACTGATCAGCCTTACATGCTATAAAACGATCAGCACACTCACATAAGTAAGATGAAGGGAAAAGAATTTGCTGTGTACTTCCGGTAGCTGACATATCATTTCACAGTAAAATACCTGGCATATTCTTTGTTTATGTATTCGGAATAAGTAGCAAGATCATCCGGATCCGGGCACTCGTTCTTCAAATTAACGATCCAACCTCTTACCAGCTTTTGAATATCAGCATACCTTTTACTTACACCTCCTACAAACCTGAACTTGCGATGAAGGTCTATAATTTTCTTGTCCAACACAGCAAGTTCATCATATTTCTGAATACAAGCCGCATTAGAATCAGCTTTAGGTGTCGTATTCGACTGAGGCTTTATAGCCCGACTTTTATTAATAGAAGCAATGTTGCTTCTTCCACATCCACATCCCATAACTTATTGATATTTAATTGATTATATTTTACAACCACAATTTTCACAATTATTGAGAACGTAAATCAATTTAGATGCTTTTTCATATAATTGTTTTACGTTTTCAAAATTCCCTAATCTCATATTGGCTTCAGCCGCAGCCAGCAGAAACTCTATTTCTTTTATTTTGTCAATAACGTCATCATCCTCATGATCACATAACACAGTTGACCTGGCCCATATCTTATCTATGTTAAGACGGATCAGATCTGTTTTTAAATACTTTCTGTTAAATGAATAAGAGGAAGGACTGCCTTTTATGGTAATATCGTATATACCATCTTTTAGGTTTTCAAAATCATTTCCGCGACCCGGATTTATGCCAAGGGTCTTACTGTTGAATACATTCAACTGATTCTTACCAAGATAATAAACATACTTATTCTCATCTTCAGGTGGTACGATCTCTATAATAGCCGGTCTGTCTGCCAGTATCCCCCATTCCGACTGATCGGCTATACGAAGCGTTTTAGGGTTGTTGGTGCTTATAACCTCAAAATCAAGATGAATGTTGTTCATACTCTCTTCCCATCCCATTCTGGTAAGGGAATCATCGTATCTGGCTGTTATATCAGCTCCCTCTACTTCAGTACTATTAACACGTACCTCGGTACCATTTATCTTGACTCCTACTATTTGGGCCACCAACGACTTAGCCATACCAAACATAGGAACAATGATTTCCCCGTTATAATCAGTTCCTTCATTTGGATACTGCACTACCTCCGTCTTGTACAGACCGTCATTTCTTCTGGCTACTATTCTAATAACCATCTGATTTTCTACATCGTAGTCGGTCATTACTATCCTGATATAGAAAATATTATTCCTTATCTGTGGTAAAATATCAATGTAATTCATTTCCTTCTCTTTTTCTACAAAGATATAGAAATGAAGCGATAAAACACAACACTGACGTATATTGTTATGGAGAGCAAGAACCCTACCCGCACATTCGAAGATCTACTCCGTATTCCCGGAATATGTCGTCGAAGGATATATCTTCGTCGGAATAATACACTTCGCATATCTTACGGTACTTTTTCAATGCCAAAATGTACAAGCTCATCATGTTCTTGCCTTTTATTTTCTTAATGGCTTTAGTGATGACCTCTTCAGTAGATGCACTCATTAGGACATTATTGAAGAAGATCCTAATATTGCAACCAAATCTTTCTTTAACCCTACTCCTGAATAGTCGATACAAGGTTATGTTCTTCAACGTATTCAAACCATTATTCTTCAACCTTTTATTCAATGACTCAACAGCTTTATCGGAAAAACATGTGCGATTCTTCCCTTCTCCATCTACGTGTTCCGAAAACCAAGAATGAAGAGTTCCTGGATTTTTCATTATTCTGCCAATAAAAGAGTCAATGATGTAAGTTCTAAGATCACGCTTGTGAGCATGGCAGGCCGCTATTTTCTCCTCCCTATTTAATGACATGTCAAGACAACGAAAAACGCGGCAACTTTCATCTATGAAATATTCGGGGTGTTCTTTCTTAAATTCCTCACGATAAGCCTTGTATCCTACTTTTCTAAGGTGAGTTATCTGTGAGTTTATATAGAATCTAACACACCTGTTCTCTGTCTCCTGAATCTTTGTACTATATGGTACCGATCGACGACCATATATAAGATAATCGTACACCATAGCCTCCACAAAATCAGCATACGGGAAATAACGACCAAATCCGTAGTTCCAAACAATAAAACAACGCACTCGATCTTTCCAATAGTCGGTGATAACAAAATTACCGCTATGTCTTAAATTGAACTCTTTTTTAAAGAAATGACCTGTTTTGCTATCATAATTAAGATTAAAATACCTTAAATTTCCTAAACATTGACCTTCCGGTCTACGCACTACATTATAGCTAAAATGGTTATACTCATTGCGTATAACCTCTAAAGGTGAGACCGACTCTTTCTTAAGAAGTCTGTCGTGAAGCTTGCGCCCGTCTGATATTTGAAGTATATTCGCCATATATTTGTCTTTTGGAGCAAATGTAACAAAATTGTTTATTGGCTCCAAATTTTACTAAAAGCTTTTAGCCTGTCCTTGGTTTGAGAAAATAAGGGACAGGTATTTTTTTGTACCTAATCGCATTACGACAAAAACGGCACCAAATAGCGATCATACTGTAATACGCTGAGCATCAGGGTGGACCAAGTTATCTTGAATAAAAACAGTCCCGATTTTATCGTTCTCGCTTTTATTATTCATTCCCTGAATTATTATTCATCTTGTTTTAATTAATTATTGGTTATTCATATTATTTTAACTTTTAAGATCTTATTCTTTATTCCTCATAATATGGAGTGACTGAAACCGAATCGACCGAAGGGAGTGAGGTGAAGGAACGTATTGCCCTATATATTGTTTGGCTTATTGTTTAATCCTTTAAGTGAACGAATATCGTGACCGTAGGGAGCGATATGAGAGAACGTAGAAATATTGATTTAATTCTTTAGTGAATTTATGCCGAATCGAGCGAAGCGAGTGAGGTATAAATGAACTTTTGTTTAAGACTGTGAAGTAGCCAGTGGATAAGCAGGCAGGGCAGGTAGGCGAGGCTGTAGTGTGTCATGGCGCAGGACAGCCCAGGCAGCAGAGCAGGTCCCTTAAGGCCGCAGCACGAGGCAGGCGGGTAGGTTGCAGGGTAGGGGTTGCCGTTGTAGGATAGAACTTCAGGATAGGCGTAAGACAGGCTTTGTCCGTCTTACATCAGTGGCTTCTCACCATATTCTATAAAATACACCCATACTCAAACAAGGAGAAAAACCATCTTTAGACAATCCGTATCCGGCGGTGATTCCTAATCCCCACCGTCTACTTTTTTCGTATATTATTTCTCTTTTGTGGTAGATTGTCATCGTATCTAAATTTGGTCGGTATCCACTTATTACCGCTCTATAATCATCCGTCTGATACGTTTTTCTCTGTATTGGTATATTGATATAAACAGTGTCTTTTATCGTATCTTTTTCAACTATAGCATCCATAGGGAAAGGTATTTCTACCTCCCCTACGTCAACTATATACTGAGGAACAGGAATAGGTTGGATAATGGTATCTATTACCGTATCTATTTCTATATCGTGTATTATTTCTTTCTTCTTGCATGTTTTACCAAACAAAAAAGATATAAAACACAGTAGAAGAACTCCTAACACATGCCTGGCTCTCATTTTTTGCAAACACATCTTTTACCCTCCTTATCTTCATCTAAAAGTTCCTGTATATCACCGTTGTTAATACCTTCTTTAAGCTCTTCTCCGAATGGAACTTTCTGCCACCAACTTACTTTGCTAAAGAAATACTTAACGCCTTTTACTATCATCAAATCAGGTGCAAGGTCGCCGAGGCGTTTGAATGCCATTCCACCGTATAATATTAAAGCGAATATCGTAATCCACTGAAGAAGCATGTCTATAAACTCTGGGGATTTATGCCCTCCCATAGACATAATAAGATCCATTCCGGATATGGTAAACAGCCCGAAAGAGCAGGCCGCGAACTCAAGAAGGATTTTCAAAACTCCAATTTCGCTTATGCATGTCAATATCTTAAAAGGCCTCTTTCTCTTTCTTCGGATATAGCAGTGTTTGATACTTTTTATAGTAGCTAACAAAAGATTTATAGCTAATATAAACAATATAGAATATATAAGGTGGTGAATCTCCTGGAAATTCATCCACAATGCTGATAATCCGGAAATGAGAAAAGCCCAGAAACTTTCTAAATTCATCCTTCCTACAAATCTGTAAGCCATATTAGAACATAGTTACTTTCTTGCTACTTCCAAGAGAGTCATATACGTCAATATGGACCCAATTGGTACCTGATTCTAATCTAATGGGACAAGGAAGTAGATCCTGCGACTGAATTATTTTATTCCTTGTCTCTTCTGCCGTCATACCCTTGGCATCAAAATCAATGGCTGCCCCAAGCATATGAGGACTGATATACAAAGACCCTGATACGGTCTTGGATTTTACTATGTCTGAGATATTGTTCCTAAACCCACGCTCATCAAACCTTCCACCCGACTTCCAGGTATTAACCGTCATCGGAGTTTTCAAAATGTCTTTCCTTAAAACCAGTATCGTGTGAAGCAACTCAGTTCTTAAATACCTCCAGCAAAGATCTTTGTCTCTACCGTATTCTTTAGGACCAACTAATTCAACAATACTAAAATACTGACTCAATTCTTTTATAATATCACTTCTTTCCATAACTTAACCTTTTTCACAAAGATAATCAGAACCTTACCGATATGAAAAATAAGTAGAGTATGGATTAAAGAAAAACCCCTGCATAAATAAATATACAGGGGTTATCCATAACATTAACAACAAATCACGACCTAAACAACCCTTACATATCCTGCTGATACAAGATCAGAAAGGTTCTCGTAAGCCAAAGGGATGCCTGAATCTCTTATGCAAAGATACTTAATTTCTTTGTCAATGTAATACTTTCCATTCTCTAAAATAGAATTATATACCCAAGGAATAGGATCGTCTATCGTACCTGAATGCTTTTCTTGAACAACCATATACAGGCTTTCAGTTCCACCTCCCTGACCAGGAACCCAGTCGGCTTGTAGATTGTGATTTTGCCTTACTTCAAACAGAGTCCAATCCAAATCCGAAGGTTTGTTTTTGCTACGGAAACGCTGCCCTTTTACAACAGCCGTACCCATAGGAAGACCTTTGTCTCCGTAAACTCCATCCTTATCCCAGATAGGGTACAATCCCTTTATCTTAAGAGCTAGATTCTGGTCAGTGTTTTCCAACATAGCCGGCGTGTTGATCATCGCCCTCATATACATAGCTGTAGCCTTCTCCGGATCATTGGCTTCAAGGATCTTATTTTTTTCTATGATCTGATCCTTTGTCCTTACCAACTTCTCAGGATAGCCTTCATCTACTTTCATAGACTCAACTTCACTCCTGTTGGTTTTAGAAGCTATTTCCTTTTCTATGGCAGCAGTACGATCGTTGCACTCAGATTCATATACATGCATTTCATTCATTGCCGTATTAGCAATATCAAGCTCGTATTCTGAATCTGCTACGGATACGGTGTATATCCCGCTTCCTTTTGCTACGTCAATATCGTTTTTAACCTTCTGCCTCATGCTGCTGTTATACCATATCTGTTTCCCATCCAAGCTATAAGAGCGGACAGTATCAGAATAAGCATATTCCCTGGCCTCAGAAACCTTCTTGTCTTTAGCCTTGGCAAGCAACTCCTCTTCAGTTGGTCCAGGAGGCTCTGGGTCAAGCTGCATGGCAATAACTTCTTTCACACTCGCATCAGGATTGTTTTGATGGAATTTTTCTTGATCGGAGTCAAGTTGAACCCATTTACCATCTAAGAAATCTTGGTAAGAATACCCTACTTCGTAAGAAGAGGAGTCCAACTCGTATCCTTCCCAGTAAAAACCTTTTACGTTTTTATTTACATAAAGCATACTCTATCCTTTCTATTAAGCTTGTTCACCTACTCTGATAACCAACTTATCATTGATATACCAGATACTTAATTCTATAAAACTATTTTTAGGTATCACTACGCTATCGCCTGACATACTCTGGAACTGTCCAGAGGTAGGAAGCGGCTGTGTGATGTCCGTGCCGGTGGTGTTGTTAACCCGCACCTGCCACTCCCTCCCAACATACTCAGAAGATACGGTCATAGACAGATTCGTAGCAGAAGCGACGTTGGCTATGATATTATGAGCACCTTTTGGTAAATTTGCCAATGTTGTAACAACCTTAGGGGGCATAGCCATAAAATTCAAATAAGACAATATCGTATTAGACAACGTAACCATATTGTTCATAGCCTCATATGTCTTATCTTGAATAACAACAAAAGTCCCCACCTGAATTTCTATATCATATTCAGATGCGCCTACCGCTGAGTCGGTATTAGCAAATGAGGCAAATACTATTTTTAATTTAAAATTATTTTCAAAATTATTACCTTCTAAAAAATAATTCAAATAATAATAATCACCATCTAACTTACCTAACGTAATTTTATTATTGTAAGCATCCAAAACTTTTGCAAACGAATTTTCATCAAGAGATCCGGAATTACCAGAAAATATGGATAAATCAAGATAGCCAGAATCTACTCCTGTACTTACCATACCAAGTGATTCAAGCACCTTACCACCACTTTCTTCAGTAACCAAAATATATTCATTATACACGTTTTTAGTTTCTGTAGATGCCACATCATCTTTTACAAGATACATGACATTATCCTTCGCCTCTTCAACAGTAGGAAGTTTGCCAACAATCTGCTTCTTCCACCCTGCTGCCGATACAGCATCATCTATATACTTCTTGTTTACATAATCGCCCCATGTCATGTTACTAAGAAGAGTCTTACTACCGTCTTGACTTCCAGCAGGGGGAGCCGGGATGAGGCCTCCCTTGCCCGACTCCGAACCTGTTCCAGGAGCGGCCTGCACCACATTCTCAAGTCTGGAATCAACCTCCTGACCTTCGAATTTACTGTTATAACCTACTTCTGCCATATTTATTTTTTGTTAATTTTATCCAACAACTTCTTGATCTGGTCTACGATGTCCATCACCGCGCCAACCTTGTTTTTTACGTCCTCAACCTTCTGATCAATCTTAGAATCCAAAGCCTTTAAACGGTCTTCGTTTTTACGATACACTAAATACAGGGATAAACCGATGATTGCTATCGTAAGAATATTAGCCAAAACGCATCCTATTATTATCTGAAACATGATGATTATATGGTAGATAACGCTACCACACGCTTTAATTATTCAACTTTTTTACAAATATAGCAATTGTCCCAACCATAACAAGATCAAAGACGCTCGTCATTAACATCAGACACCCATTCTTTAGATGAAAGAACAGATTCAAACTCAGAAGAAGGGCTGTCATATACCGGATACGGGTATTGAGGTTCGTCATCAGCCTGCATGTCTAAAGACTTAAATAGAAGGTCATAATGTTCTACATGTAAAATAACTTTAGAGCCATCTACGCTCGCTCTTGGGCTGCCTATTCCTAATTCACGTCTCTTTTCTTCAGATACGGAATCATATACTTCTTTTGGTATGATAATAAATTTCATATTACTTTGATTTTAGGGTTTGTAAATAGTTGTATGCTTTGATACAGTCGTCTTTGGATAAAGCACTACTATAAATTCCAGCTAATTTAGTTGCCGACTCAGCAAATTGATTACTTCCATCAAAGCCTAAATTTACCATTGTATAATTTGATGATATATTGCCAGGCACAATATTGTATTCATTCCAATTTTCATCATATACTTTACCCTCTGAAGTTACGGCTCTCACTACATTTGATGGTATCAAGGTTTTATTTCCCTTTAATACGACATACACACCACTACCTTGAAGATTTTGGATTCTAACCTTTGATGATAAATCAAAACCACAATAAGATATCTTTTTAACGGGGAATTTAAAATCTAATATAACAGTAAAATTTTCGCCAAATTTAAACTGTTTACTAACCGCTTTATCGTCCACCCCATCAGTAACCAGGTAGCCTTCGTATTCGGGGATTTGCTCGATGGTGACAACATGATCAGGATCAAAATCTTCTGCAAATTCTACAATCAATTGTCTAATTTGAGATGCGGGTTTATTTAACATGTGTATCCCATCTGTTGTTATATCTATGTATCCTGTTGTACCAATCCACCCCCATTTAAATTTTACACCATCCTTTAATCCTGTTACTTTGACTTTTATATCATAGCTTAAATCATTTTGTTTTGGTGCAATTATTAAATTGTGATCCCCTAATGCAAACTTTGAAAAAGACAAACTATATTTAGACGAATGCTGAACTGATGGATATAATTCAAATGGAGTTTTATACAACCCATACCCACTCCCTTCTGCAAACCCAAAATTCGACAGCACAAGATCATTACCATTGCCCGTAATGTTGGCAATAGTAGCACGATCTTCGTCCTCGTTGGTTTTGCCTACCACTGTCCATGCTTGGTCGGGGAAGAGCCAGGGATATTGCTTCTTATACCAATCAAGAACCTTTTCATCGTCTTCATCGGTAGAGAAATATCCATTACAGATTGTTTGACCAGCAATAGCTGCTTTAGCAAAAGATGCATAAGTTGCATTCTTCCATAAATAATATAGCCCAGCGTTTTCCACCCAGTCCCCACACGTACCTGTTACAACTTTATTAGTTAATAAGTTCTTAATACATATATTATTACCATTTCGTTTACAAGCAAACAAATTAAGCCCATTAACAAAATCAGCATTTATATAATAGTTATTACCCGCCATAAAAGATACATAAACCAAAGACGAATATTGCATGGAAAAAGTTTTTTTGCTATCAGCTCCACACAAAATCATATTCCTTGTCGGATTATTCTGAAACGGAATAAACGCCGTGTACACCGTATAGGTATCCTCGAAGTTAAGCTCCTTCTCTGTAACTGCAAAGTCGTCTACTCCGTCACCGAGGATAAAGCCGGGGTAGAGGGGAAGGATTTCAATCGTAAACTCTCCTCTGGTTGATCCATATCCGTTATAAAAATATGTTGGTTTCCCTGCCTCAACAATATCAGCATCAACAGTATATATGCCATCTTTGTTCCATGTACCGTAGACAGTATTCGTTGTTCCAAAAAAAGCTAATGTTAATTTATTTCCAGGCTGTAACCCCGTTACCCTAAACGTAAAATTCATGTGCTTAACACCAGGTGGGGTAGCTATAAAGACATAATCATCTAATGTGAATTTATAGAATGTTTGATGATTTTCATCGCCATACCCACCAACTCCAGACATACCCTTCCAAGAGAAGTTTTTCAACTGTAAATCTCGTCCATTTCCCGTCTTATCAGCCCATACGGGATTGGCAGCCATCTGTTCATTGGTGAGACCGGAAGCAGAATATCTGGCTACGATACCTTCTATATCCGGGAAGGAGTCTGCATTGCATGGCAGATCTAATATCATTTTCGCATACTCTTTAAAAGGTATGGAAGTAGGTACATCATACCCTTTGGATATAAGGGCTTGCCTTATGTCCTCTTTGGTATTTATGATCCTCATTAACTTATCTGATATGGTTCCCATTACACTTCCTCCCCATTTATGTAATCTAATACCTGACCTATGTCTCCGATGTCTGATTTTATTGACTCTCCTTGAGAATGTATTTCAATAAGTTTATGATATAAGGTGTTATCTCCTATACGATTCTTATCTGTAGCTTGTTCTTCGATTTTGGCTATCGTATCAGGATCTTCGTACTTAACACCATCAGGATCATACCATTCGTCTGTTAAATTCGTGTATTTATGACGAACTGGAGTCGGTTTAGACTCCAGTGTTACTAAAAAATATTCGTTACAGCTCATGACAATAAGATTTAGTGGTTGCAACAATTACATCTACAAACTGTTTTCACGTAGCCAGAGGGAATGGTAGCCAGCTCCGTCCCTACGGCTATCGCCGGGTCAGTGCTTTCCATGACCGTCAGCGCCATCTTGTCCACGTCAAGGTCGTTGTCGTAAACGATTTCTCCCTCAACGTAGATGCTCCCTGCATCAGAAACGTAGCAGTTTTTCACCTGTCTTATATGGCGCTGTGTAGCAGACGCAAAATCACACTCGATACTTAACCACCCTACCGGTATCTGATCGATATTGGATCCGATATTGTAATCAGGGTCGGTTGTTTTAAGAACCATATGTCTCAATTCCCTTGTATTTCCGTATCCGTCCATTGTCATGTATGTCCGGATCTGAACCTTGCCCTTTTCTGTCTTATAACAGTTTTCTACTATTTCCGTGTCGGATGTAGTAGCATCAGGGAAATCACAAACAATACGCTGCCATCCTTCTTGTATTTTGCTGAATGTGGCGCCTCTTTGTATATCAGGGTCGGTAGTTTCTAAAACAATAAGATACTCGTCCCGGACGCCTATTATGCTATCTACCGACCTGTATCCACCAAGATGTATTTTACCACCAGGAGTAGTATAACATTCATCTACGGACATAATATGTCTTTCTGTAAGATCAGGAAAATCGCATTCGGTTTTCGTCCATTCGTTAGGTATCTTATCTATTCTCGTCCACTGAGGATAGGCGGCGTCCGTTGTCTTAACAATATAATAATACTGTCCCCTTACACCAAGAACGGCATCAATAGCTTGATAGCCTTTTATATTGACCTTGCCACCATCAGTCTTATAACATTCGTCCACTTCAACAATTTCCCTGTCCGTCATGTCAGGAAAATCGCAGACCATCCTCACCCAATCTTCGGGAATGGAATCCATCACGGTTCCTACCTTAATATCAGGATCGGTTGACTGAAGAACGGTATAAACCTCTTCCCTGGCTCCAAGGATGTTGTCTATGGCTACCAAACCTTCTACTTGCACTTTTCCTTTTTTAGTAGTGTAACATTCAAGAACGTAAGTTACGTCTCGTTCTGTCATATCAGGAAAGTCACAAACCATTCTAACCCAATTTTCCGGAATTAGCTTAAAAACATGGCCGGAAGGGAAATTATCGTCAGTTGACTGAATAACGGTATAAATAGACTCCCTGATATTTATCTTATCATCTATGGCTTCTAATCCTTCTATTTCAACCTTACCATCAGGAGTTTTATAACATCTGTTGACAAACGTAATGTCACGTTCTGTCATATCAGGAAGATCGCAGTCGATCATAACCCATTCGTCCGGTATTTTAGTAAGAACCTTACCTACCGGATTATCCATGTCGGTACTGTCGGTAATTCTATGGGTTTCTTTAAGAACATCCATCTGATCGTTAAGAAGATACCAACTCCATACTTCAACCTTTCCACCAGTTGTACGGTAACAGGTTTTGAAATCTTTGATAACTTTCTCAGCTATGTTAATCCACTCCCATTCGGTTGTGGCCGGAATACCAGAAACAGGATGCTTCTTGCCTTCTTCGTCAAGATACCAATAACAGCCATTTAAGGACACAACCACTTGGTAGATTTTGTCCCCTATTTTTATACCGGATTTGCTGTCATCTACCGGTTGGGAGGAACCCCATTTTCCAACTATGTTGGTTATTTTATCAATGCCCCTACCAAAGGCACCGGATAAAAAATCCACGCCATTCATATGAAACTAACTTATTTCAAATTGTTTTATTACAAAAAAGGGGGTGGAGGACCAGCCTCCTCCCCCTTGGGATATATAGAAAAAAGGAAAATCAAATCTTGCAGGGCTTGATATTCGCCGAAGCAGCTAACAAGTCCATAAGGTCTTGAATACCTTCGTGAGCGCCATACGGTACATGGAAGTGTACTGTAATATGATCATCAATTACCCTACCGAAGCCGTTAGAATAACGTGCCGGCTTCAACGTTACTGAATAATCAGCATACGGAGCCAACAGGTCTAAGCGGGTTTCTTCGTTGGTAAACATCCGTTCCATAAGTTCTTGGTGAGTCTTACGGAAATCGAAGAACATACGTTGTTCGCGTTCCTTATCCAGCAATTCAGCGCCGAGGTGAGTACGCGGAGCCCAGTGCTGTTTGTATTCGGTATGGATCGGGTTAAAGTACGTGCTGATAGCCTCTCGCTGTTCATCCGGATAACCGCCATTTACAGCAATACGAACAGATCCTTCTTGGAATGTCAGACGGTCAATCAAACAGTCAGACGGAGAAATCATGTAGTCAATACCACGGAACAAGATACCGCATTTGCAGTTCTTAGGAAGCGGATCGGCGATAATGGACTGATCTCCTGCTACGGCACCCAAACGTTTCCAGTTACGTCCACGATAAGATTCGGGAGCTTTAGATACGAAGAAGTCTTTGAAAATTTTATCGCATTCGTCGCAAACCATGTTAGTAACTACAACTGTTTTAAACTTGTGCTGACATCCACCGGGTGTACCATAATCTTCGATTGTCAGATACGGGAATGCCGCCTGTAATTCTGCTTTTGCACTACCACCACATTCATCATCCGGCAACGTGATTTCATAAGCTTCTTTCGAAATCTTACAAGAACCACATGCTTCCCAGCTAACAGTAGTAACAGTAGGATTGCTACACATATCTGCTGTTTTAGCAACGAACGTTACTGTGGCTGTCGGATTAGTTTCTACAAATGCATCGATATCAGCCTTCGTCAGTTTCTTGCTTACGGCCACAGTGTACATACCTACTCCGCCATCTTGGGCTGCTGTTTTCTCGGCAGTGCTACTAACGGCATTCTTAATGCTTTCTACTACAGTAGACTGATCAACGCCATCATCCTCTAACGTTACGGCATAAATCAAACCGCCGTCTACCTTAGTATATCCTTCAGGACACTCTTCGCAGCCTTTCATTATAGAAGACAGCTTTTGAGTATAATCAGCAGGCTTACCACCTTCTTTCATCACCTGATATTTGGAAGTAGAAAGATGACGTCCAACTCTCTTGATATCCAAACCAGGATAAGCAGCCTTAAGCTGAGCCAGGGCATAAGCATCACCGGTATCACACATTTCCATACAATAGAAATTCATGTCGGTTTCCACCGGAGTTTTTTCCAACTCGTCACAAGAATGGATAGGATGGATTTCTACAAAATCACCTACCTTTCCACCACCTGCAATCGGCTGATTCTTGATACGTTCGATTGTTTTCAAGATAGCAGCCAAAATATCAACATCTTCGCAAGGATCACATTCTGAACACATATCCTCACGACCAGGACAGTTTTCGAAAATGATGTAATCATCGATATTCACCTCACCCATCGGATAACCACGAAGCTCGAACAAACGTCCTGTCAGCTTAATATGAATAGGGATACGATCGCCTTTTCTTGCTGTAATAGCAGTATTATCGTCAATTCCGTTATAACCGAAAATAACTTCATCTACTTTAATTTCTTTGCTCTTCGGAGCAGAAGCATACACTTCTATAATTTCATCAATAGCAAACGTAGGTGTAGAGAATGATTTATCATCAGATACACGGTCGTTCACCATCTCATTACGTCCAATTCTGATCTGGAAACGTTGTTCGTCCTTACGATATCCTTTCAAGTCTTTCAACGCTTTCAAACCATCTTTAGTCTGCTCACCATCCAAATCATAGATAGCGATCTGACCTTCTTGAAGCAACAAAGAATCTACGTCCGCCAACTTAGCGTGCGGAGGACAGATAATGTGTCTGTCATACGGTTTATGGATAGCCATAGCCTTATAATATTTTAAAAATTAATATTCTGTTATCTGTCTCAAAAATAGTGATAGTCATATAAGCAACAAAAAGCATTAGGAATTAATTAATTCTTAATGCTTTTTGATAGTCTTTAATTTAGGACACGCCTTTATTCTGCTATAAAGGAGATTGGACGTTGTTTGAATCTATTTGATAACGTCCATATTCGCTTTCATTCAAAGCAAATTGCTTTTCAATCATGTTAAGGATAATACCAATTAATTTATCATCTAATTCAGGATCTATATCAGTTGAATTAGAACCATCTGATTTAATATATCCTTCGATATCAACTTCCTTCGGATAGCGGTAATATGTAAGGTAAACGGTGTCTACATCAAAACCATACTTATACACCCTTACCGAATCTTCGCCTATTGTATAGAATGTTTCCCTAAAATCAAAATCAGGTTTGTTAAAAAAGTCGGCAAGAAGCTCATGCGGGTTTTCGTTCTTAGCCTCCCACATGGTAAAATCAGTGACCGTGCATTCACCTTTGGTAAATACGCCTGATATGTTTGAAAAAGAAAAGAAATCAGAAGGCAATGAAAACAAAGTGCTTTCCGGATTATCTTTATCTCCTTTCTCGTCAAGTTCTTTTGAATACACAACTAACTTTTGGATATAACGTATATCCTCTTCGTTTTTCTTATCAAGGATATAACGAACAAGGCGGTTTTGTTCGTCATTAAAAAGCTGAACAAAACGTGCCTTGTCAAGTTTTATACCACCGTTGGTCATGTTTTCTTCAGCCTTCTGTAATGCCCGGAGATAACAATCAACGATCTTCATAAATTATTATTTTTTGTCAGCGTATTGATCAACATCGAAATCTTTCTCATCTTCCTTTTTCTCCTTGTCAGACTTAGCTCCTTCTATTTTTTTATGCTTGTTCTTTAAAGCATTATACGCTTCAAGAACACGTGACTTGGTTTCTAACATCGACTTATTGGAAGCAAGAGCCATAGATGCAGAGATGGCGTCGGCGCCCAGGAGCTCGCCATTCAGATACAGTCCGTCGGTGTTGACGGTGACAGCCAGGCCCTCAATCATTTCCTTGATCATACGATGGAATTTAATCACCTGCATCCCTTCGGAAGATTCGTCGTCAGATAAGAACCTTGAGCTTGCTTCTTTATACATGTCAACGTTCGTATTCTTGGCGTCAATCCAATTAGTGAATATGTATTGAACCATGCTCTGATCAAGCTCTACGCTATATATGATATCAAGATACAAAAGCAGATCATAGATGCTTCTCCTTTCAGCCTCGGATCCTTTCAGTTTGTTCATGAACTCGTATAAAATATCAGCCTTGTCAATCTGACGTTGTTTCCTGATATCTACGGCCGTAGTCTTGTCTTCTACACAATAATAAGATTCGACATACATCGGATTACCATCTTCCTCTTTAGGAGTAAGAGACTTGGACAAAATAGCTATATACAACTCAAATAAATCACGAACGTCATTAGTGTAGAACAAACGACCATCATACAAGTCTATTCTGTAAGAATCCCAGAAATCGAAATTCTTTTGGTCCAGGTCCTCATTGACAGTTTCTTCAAACGGATACCGAATATTCTTAATACGCATATCCATTTCATTCTTCTTGTCTTCAAGTGAGTAACCTTTATAACATGCTGAATTGATGAAGAAACCGGTATCATACACCCTAAGATCCTTATCCCATCCACAACAAGATACTGTCTTGTTCCCAGGGAAAGGAGTCTTGGAAATGCCTCTTTCCTGATATCCGGAAGGAGCTTCTTCATCCATCTTACCTGTTATAACATAAATAGAGTCGGAATATATCTTCATTCCTCCTACGGTAGCCAGCAGTTTCTTAGACTCATGGCTTTCTTCAAAAATCTTTTTTCCCATTTTTTTATATACCCTACGTCTTTTCATATATGAAAAGACTATGTTAGAAACAAAATTTGCGGCCGGTTTTAAAGCCGACCGCAAGTTAATATTAAAAGTTATGATTACAAAGAGCTTGGTAACAATTCAATTGTTACGAACCGGCTGGTATCTTTTACCCAACAAGCCGATACAGAATGGCACCAGAATTGTTCTGACATACGAGGATGGCTGGATACAATTTCTTTAGCCGATACTCTGGATGACCATCTACCTTGTTCGTAACCCCACCACATAGAACCGATATCAGGCTTAACGTAGAATACGTTGCTGTTGATATTGCCAATACGAGCTTCGGCTGAAGCAGGGATGCCAGCGAATGCGTTAGAGTATTCAGGAGCGGTCAAGTCTTCCATAATACATGAATATGATGTGATAGGAGTCATACCGTCTACCAACTGGCTTCTATCTACCATATCAACGTAATCCAAAGAAGGTTCGTGTTCTACAATGACCTTACCAATACCCGGAATAGTAACACCCTTGATCTTTACAGGTCCTAATTCAAGAGCATCGTTTGATCCTGTTACCGGGTTATTGATGATACGTTCTGTACCCATAAGAGGAGCCAAAGCACCTAATTGAGCGAAGAACTCATCACGGAAGATTTCAACGATGTTCTTGTAAGCCATAGCACCTACCTTGAATTTCATTACACGATTTTCAATCGGCATATCGCTACGACCACGGAAAATATAGTCAGCAGCAGCCAGGAAGTGTTCACGCTTGATACCACCCGGACGTGCATATGAGATAACGAAACCACGGCGAAGTTGATGGTACAAACCTTCATTTTTCATCAAAACACCATTATGACCCTTGACTCTACCTCCACGCATGAACATAAGTTCGTATGCTTCCATCTTAGCCAATTCAGCCAAGCAGAACAAAGACACCGTATTAGCTACACGTGCTGTACGCATATCAATGCTTCCGTCACCAAGACGAGAACCGATGATAGCATAACTTGCATCACCTCCTCTGATTTCAGAAAGCTGACGAACTTTCTGGTAAGCTTTGTCGATGAAATTCTGTGTACGTTCGTCTGCATAAGCCAAAGACTTAATACCAGCGTACATAGTCGTTTCACCTTCAACACCACGGTGTCCACCAAGCGTAAATTCACAAGTCATAGAACCGGCCTTAGAAGCACCTCCTACACCAGAGAACTGAGTAGAGAACTCACCAAGAACGTTTGTTACCTTCCAGTATTTAATACCGGCGCGAAGCATGTCTTTCGGGAAGTATTTAGCACGAGAACGACCCCACAGCTTACACCAGTATCTCCAGTTTTCACCTTCTTGTTTAGGAGGACGCTCTGTAGAGATAAGAGCCTGGCAACCGTTAATCACATCGTAAGTAATAACATCTCCTTGTTTAAATTGTGCATTCAACACAATTTCGAAGAAGCTTTCATCAATACCAGGTTTTGCATATTTCAAAGACGTGTCTTCTACTGTAACCACCTCATACGTTTCTGATACCGGAAGATCATAACGGAATGAACCATTGATACCATTTACGGTAATAGTAGCATCCTGTTTAATCATACCCATATACATAGGCAGAGGATAGTTTGTAATGTTAGAAAACAACTCAAGCATACCCAGATGGTTCTTATCCGGATCTTCGTAGTACCAATCTTCTAAAGAGCTAAGATCGTGCTCTACGATACTTTGCTTAACGACTTTAGCGTCGGTATATCCAATCACCGTGTCACCATTCATGGTGGCCGGGAAATTTTTTGTTAAAAGTACATTAGCCATGAACGAAAAAATGTTTTAATTTTTAATCTATACTGATTTCATCGAACTTCACACCTTGAACTTGATCACCTTTATCATCTACCGGAGCCACCCTCTTGTCTTTATTTGTATGGCTGATGAGCTTATAAATTTTCTTTTTCTCATCAACTACAGCTTGATTCGACTTCTGTTTTATGAACTCTCCTGGGTTCATAAGAAACATAATCAAATCTGGCGCTTCTTCCGGATTCATCATCATCTCCCTTACCCTATTAAATGCTTTGGTAATTCCGGGATTCGATTCAGAAGGTTTTAGGGCAAAATCAAGAGCTTTAGATACCATAGTGTCATTTAGCTGATACTTTGCCTGGATAGAAGACTTAAGGTCTTTCTTATACCTTCTAAAATCTTCTGCATCCTTCGCCTTCTTTTCGGCAGCCTCTTTAGTACGTTGCTGGATAATATCATCCATTCTCTTATCAAGCTCAGCCTTATACTTTATAGCCTTTGCTTCAACATACTCTTCTCCTTTATTGATAATGCCTTTGAAAAACTCATCAGCTTCATCTTTAGGCAACCCAAGAAGATCAACATAATGGCGAACGATCTTTATCTGATCTGCTTTGTTTTCAATGTCAAGCTTTTCTATCGGAGCGACATTCGTATCATATTGCTTAAGAATATCAACGATATTAGCGCCAGCCTTATCAGCCTGAATAAGCTTCTTGGTAATATCAGAAACAGAAGTAACATCTATCTTATCCTTAACAATATCCTCTTTCTGGCTTTCAAGGACTGTAGATAGTATGTCGCACAACGAATCTTCTTTACTAAAATCAAGATCATTGATAGTAATCTCTTCGCCGTTTTCACCGCTAAATACCACATCTTTCAAATCGGGAATGATCCCTCTTGAAGAAAGGGCATCCAATACTTTTCTGTAATTGACAACCGGGGTCTCTACCGGATCCTGTTTAACGTCAACCACATTCTCTTCTCCTTTTTTATCCTCTTTAGGATCAGGAGTAGGATCGACAACCGGCTCTTCTTTAATTTGAGAACCTTCTTCTACAGGCTTCTCATCTTTTTTAGCCGGTTCATTACCATTAATAGGCAGAATATCTTCTTCCCTATTATAAACATCATCAACTGGACCGATACTAAAAATATCGTCCAATTCTACTATTCCATTTTTTTCTAATTTTCCCATACTGCAAAAATATTTAAATACCTATATTTCAGATAAAAAACTTATAAGTGTTTAATCTTCACTAAAAATTAAATATCCCCAAATTTTATTAGAGATTTTCTAATGAAATTTGGGGATATTTAATCCTTAATTCTTATTGATTCCGGCTACATACCTTTTGGTGGCATCTTCCCTCGCTCGTTGAGCAAGCTCTTTGGATTTTAATTTTAACTCTTCCATTTTCATTCTCATTTCATCATCATGAAGTTTGGAATCGTTTTCAATTTTCTTATCCTCTATCCTTTCCTTGCTTTCTATATCAGCCTGCCTTACGGTCTGATCTGAAACAGAAGCCAGGAAGTTGAGGGAGGTGGCGTCGCTCTTGGCGTCTGCCGCCCTGCCTGCCGCCTGGATCTTCTCTTGAAGTATCCTGTATTGACCTTTCTTGTCTTCCAAAGCAAGTTCATGCTGACGTTGCTTATCCTTCTCAGCAGCTTCAGCTTGTATCTGTTGCTGGTTAAGCTGCATCTGATTCTGTTGTTGCTGCTGTATCTGACGCTCATTGTATGCGCGAGTATTCCTTGCATTCTGTATAAGCTCTACCATAGAATCTGATGTGAAGATAGATGCAAGATCGTAAATATCGCCTCCGGCCGTATTTAGCTGCAACATGAAAGTTTTAAATTTCTCAAGCTCATCCCTTTTCTTGGAATTAGATAATGCCTGAACACCAAGATGCCTTAGACTAAGACCGTCGGTTCCTATAGATAAGAATGCTCTGGTAAGGTCACTTTTTGTGTACATTACAGAAATATCCTTTCCTTCTTCCTGGCATTGTTGAGCAACAGCCAGATGAAGATCCAAAGCGCGTTTCTTGAAGTAACCGAAGTTATCAAAGTATATCTGTGTTTGTAACATAGATGCTGTAACGCCCTGCTGGACCCCAGTGGCGGTCTCATACCTGTTGGGGCCATTAATTACTTGAGGAGTGATACCAACCATTTCAAAACACTTCATCCTCGACCATTCAGCAAGCTCCATTCTTGTTTTAAGCTGCTCTGTCTGGGATAAATCATAGACAGCAAACTGGTTGAAAGGAACACCACCTTTCGTGTTTTGAGATGAGGTATCTAATGTAAGAGCGCCTACAGACTTAGCTACATCAAGAAGATTAGCCCATATATCAGCCACATCTTCACCCAAATCCTTGTATTCACTTGGAACCAGATTTATATCCCCTAAGAAGAATTTACCGATCTCCTTTTCAAGAATATTGTTTATCTGATTTATGGAGAAATTATAAAATATTTGATACGGCTGAATCCTGTTAGCCATAGAAGTACCAATATATCCGGCAACGGGTAGAACAAAGTCATAGATGTTGCTATCCCCTTTTATCTGGTGATCAATAGGTTCTCCATCCAGATACAGGTTGTCCTGAGCGAGGGCACCTCCACTGATTTTAACCCCGTACCTTACCTGTGGAACATAATCTACGAAATAGGTATTAATCTCCGGGTTCTCCATTCCCTTACTCATGGTCCTGGTAATTTTCTTAATACCATTTTCCTGTAAAAAGTCCTGAAGAAGCTCGTCGGTTACCATTTCAGTAGTTACTAATCCGGTTTCAGTTTGGTAGGTAATTACATATACCTGAGCCGGGGATACCCAATATGATTCAGTTACCTGATACAAATCACTACGAACATGCTCGTCGCTCAAACTCTGGGCGCGGTTATAATAATTACCATGCTCTAAATTTGGCATGAATCTGGTTCTGTGATATTCGTTGCCATTACTATCGTATCCGGTATATGTGCCGGCTGGAATACCGTAATAATCCTCATAAGCTTTTATAGAAGCATAATCATTATATCCTTTCCAAGGTATTACCTTATTCTGATATAACATCCCTACGCTCGCCGATTTGGATAAACTTACATAGCTTCCATTATCACCATTATGATAAGTGCCATTGAAATTATCAGCACCTCCTATAAGCTTTTGCTTGTCTTTTGCCGTAAGAAGATGCCCCCACCTTACTATAATATCATTGGCAGTATAATAATGAACACGGCCAATATAATCACCGTACTGCGGATACTTGCTATCTAATGTCTTAGAATAAAACGTATTCAACGGAGACCATCTCTCCGGCTTATAATAGTCGTATCCTACATGATAATTTCTAAAGCAACGACCGGTAAGAAGATAGTCAATGAAATTCTCAGTGTCTATCTCATCCATGTAAAAACGCCCCCTGTCCGCCTCAAGCGTATGAGAACCCCATATAACCTCGGCAGTCTTCCATTTTGTATTCATGAAGTTCTCTATCTCAGGAGGGGTCATAGATGCTTTCACCTCTTGTATCTGTTGAGCATAAGCCTGCTTTTCTTCTTCGCTGGCAAAATTATTATAATCCGGATCCAATCCTCTATTTAATAACTCTTGCCTAACTCTTCTGTCCAATTCCTCTCTAATGTAATTATAAAGAAGATTTTCCTTCGTGGCAGAATACTGATTCACTTCAGATTCGTCCAATCCAACTACATTATACTTGTCAGAAAGGTTGCCCAACCATCCTACAAAAGCGTTTACGATCGTACCTATTATATCATAATGACGTAAGAATGATGGAATATTTACATTGTCCCTTATAGACTGAACATCCTTAAGATAAGGAATTACATCTTTCAGCTCCATAAATGACAGCTTCCCTTCCATCATCCTGTAAAAATCTTTGAACTTTTGGTTCTCATCAAGCTGCTTCAAACCAATCAATTCAAGAGAATCCATAGTGGCTTTAAACCACTCCTTGGTTTTTCTCTTGGTAGGTATAGCCTGCACCGGCAAACCTGAAAATACTCCTCTGGCCGGAAAAGCCTGATCTCTATTGAAATATTCCATCCTATTATCCTATTTTTCACAAAGATAAGGAATTTGTTCTCGTCACCTCATTTTATACGGGTTATGTCTTCTTACCGTAAATCCTTTAACCTGTTCCATCTTCTTACGTTCCCTCTTCTTTTGATTCTCCTTCTGAGTCGTACTTTCAGGCATGTAACCCATATCATCATAATACTTAGCCAGGAGAAGAGCGTGGCCGAAGGATATGATACGGTCGGTGTTGGTCCCAGGGCCGAAGGCTATGATCTCATCAAGAAGTTCTATATCAGGGATACGGTAAATACCTTTCTGTGTTATTTCATTACCATCATCATCATACCCAACAACAACATCCTCCCAACAATATTGAATAACGGTATTGAAAAGCATGCGCTGATTGGGAACCGTAGGAGCCAAACCGAGCTTGTTGTTCTGACGGGCTCCGGCACGGATAATCTTACCGGCAAGACGTTCGCCATCTTCCAGCAACATAAGCTGCTTATTTCGTCTCGTAAGATAAAATTCATACATTCGGTCGGCATTCTCCATAAGACACTTAGCTCCATACGCCTCTTGAAGTATTTCACAATTCCTACAAAAATCATCGGAAGATGGAGGACGTGATGCGTATGATGCTACTATGCAATAAGCAAATGGATCGTTGATTTTTACATATCTTTTAAGTACATAAAACGAACCAACAGAATCAGTATCAGCCTTGTCAGATTTATAGGGGTCAAGCGATGAGACATAAGTGTAATCAAAAACACCTCCTTCTTCTGGTGGATCCTCATATATAACAACAGGAGCATCTATGTTACCACCTTGGAACGGATAATCAGCAAGCTGCTTATCACTAAAATTATACCCCATTTTCATGCCGTCTATCTGATAAATATCCACTGTTTTACCAGGCCTACCTTCTTCAAGAAGACGGCTTTTGTGCTTCAAAGCATCTTCTACAGGAAACCTATTTACATTCGTATTAAGAAAACAATCATCTATAGACAAAGGAAATGCCATTCGTTCCTGAACGTATAAAGCTCTATCCTTTTTGACAAGTTCATCAAGACGAGATTTTATCTTCTTAGTATTATCATCAAATTTTGATACCTGAATATCTATTTTCTTAAGACCTGTAGCTTTCTCTATTCCAAGGTACTTATCTAAGGTTGTTGTTTCCTTATCATAAGCATGAGACATCTGAGCAGGAACAAAACAACCGGATTGACTAATACGCCAAGTTGGTTTTAAACAACGTTTATTAAGCAGATCATAATTCATGACAATAAACCCGTATTCAGCAGGGTTATTCATCACTTTTTGAGCATCTTGAGACTTTTCAACGTTGCCGCCCGTACCGGAGCATATCATCATCCCCCTCATTCTACCGTGCATCATATGGGCAGGACGACCTTGTAAGTATGCTGCTAAAAATGGAAATTTACCTACCTCATCATAAATAGATGTATATGGTGTTCCAGATGCGGTCTTAAGAGAGGCACCGGCTTTACCGCTATCAATATTGGTAATACGAATACGAGCGTGAACGTCACGAATATTGTTCACCGTCTTAGTACCCATAATAACCTCTTTAAACCAATCATTACCTGTTCTATTTATTCTTAGATAAGGATGTATATTATCAAGACCAAACTCAAGATACTCACCAAGACTCATAAGGTCCTCCTTACTTGACCCAATAACATTATGCGTCAAATTGTACGTCATTGTAGCATTACGAGCCAAAAACGAGCTCATTATGGCCGTATTATGAGTAACGATGTAATTGGTGGTCAAAAATAAATGAGAGTCATTATCAACGGTTATACAAGTGGCATGCTCCTTTCCGTATATCGATATGGATCTTATTTTTAATTCCTTACGATTCCTTGATAGTATAAGTTTGTTCCCCTCCAATTTAGCATACCAACCTGAAGCCCAAAACATACGTTGTACAAAATTTATGACATCCATGTCAATATGAGACAACGTAAGCTCTTCTTCTCCGGTTACTACGTTTCTGAAAGAACGAATGAAGTTTTCTATAAAATCTTTCTTTTGATCTATGGACGATCTTAAAAACTTCTTACAAACGTATTTATCAAAAAACATATCCCCTCCATAGCCACCGAGATAAGCCGCCAGCATCGAGGCGTAGGCCGACGGCGGAACCGGCAGCTTTGCCGTAGGGTAGTTCAGGGCCTCACCTACTGGAATAGACATACTCTTATAATCTAATCCAGCTATGGATCTAAGACTCCTAACATGCCATTTTCCGCCATGATTGACACGCCATTGGTGATTTCCGCAACAAATAACGTTACGACCGTCTTCAAATACGACTCTGTAGGTAGTTACTTTTCCTTGAGGATAGACACCTACGACTTCTACCAAATTACCTTTATCGTCATATATCTTATCCCCTACAACGATATTTCCTATCATCTTTTCCCGGTCCTCAAGATAAAGTATCTCAGAGTCAAGAAGGGCTTTTCCAAAACGACGGCACCCGAACATGAATATTCCTTTATTCTCTTCTTCAGCCTGCTTTAGAAATTCGGCAAACATCCATTCATTATCACGAAGCTGAGAATTTCCAGGAATACGATCATCTCCTACGTCAATCATCATCTTCCAGAAATTGATATGCCAGTATAGCCAAGGATGGATAAATACACCATTTATGGTAACACCGTTAAGGAGTTTCATAGCCTCATTTTCCCAGAATTGCTTGACATCATCGTCTTGCTCTTCATAAGAATAAAGGTCATTCCATAACGGAATATCGTTACCCATATTTATATAAAGTTCTTTACTGTTAAAATTCATGACAAAACTATTTATCGAGCTTGTTCTTAGCTTCATTCTTGACAAAAGACTGAATACCTGATACTGTTTGTCCTCCTTTTAGACTTTTCTTGTTTTTGGCAGCCTCAAGCTGATTATAGACATCCATTATCCCACACATCTTAATATAAGATTCAGTCCATTGCATTAAGCTATCAGACAAGCTTTTTTGAAACCTAAATTCTTTCTCTCTCTTATCGGAATCTTCTATTTTATCCCAAGGGTTTTCAGATAGATAACGTTCAGCCTTATCTATCTGATCCCTTAGCACAAGAAGTTTCCGATCTACGTAAGAGACATCATCGTTAGTCGGCTTTCTTACCTTCATTATTAATAATTTTTAAAAAATCCTCATACTGAGACTTAAGCATATTAAACCTGTCTTCAAGAGAAGATGGATCAACACGATACTTACACATGTTTTTTATTCCTTCCTCAACAGATTCGTCTTTGAATACAACAGAACCAGTATTATTATCAACGTACATAATAAAATCTGATTCTCCGTCATTTACTATCCTATCAAGAACCTTCTTACTGTCATCATCTACATTGAGATCATGACCGGCGTTAATAGATAACCTGTAAACGGCCTTTATAGAAGAAGATACTTTCAGCATCTCTTGTTGATACAAGTTGGTCATAAACGACTTTTCCTCCAAATCAATAAAGTCTTCTAACTCTATGTTGTTTTCCTCATCCTTCTTCCTAATAATATCCTTAGTTATCTCTTCCATCTCCTCTCCCACCTTATCTTGCGCAGACAGTAGATGGTTGTAATAAGAAATAAGATGTTTTATATCTGAATCAAAATCAATCTTCTTCATTATCAAGAACCTTTTTATCATGAATAATAACGTCCATCAACTCCATTGATAAATTATAATCAGCCACTTCAAAAAGCTCGCTGTCTGTCAACGTCCTTAAAAAAGAAACAGACAATCCTCTTTTCTTTGCAAAAGATCTAAGTACGGCATAGAGAATGTCCCCGGCAGAATAATCGGGGAGATCGTCACAAGATGCCTGCAACATAGAAAATAAGGACTTCCTTTTATCCTCGCATTGTAAATGCCTTGCTTTA